CATGATTAGAACTCCAATTCCTGGCATCGAGTCGGGAGGCGAAGCGCCGAACCGTTGCCGGCCCGGCGCTTGATCGTCATTCGCTCAAATCGCGACGCCGTCCAGTCGCACGCGCACCGTCGTCTCGCTGTTCGTCTTCGCCTTGACGGCAACGCCGATCAGCGACGTGGTCGACGACGAGCTGTCGCACTTCTTCGCGCCGTTGTCCCAGTAGACCTTGGCGCCGATGGCGAAGGTGTCGCCGGTGACGCACAGAAGATCCCAGACGCCGCCCGTGGCAAACTCGCCCTCGACCGTGGACAGCGTGTCCTGCAGGGCGACACCGAAGATCGAGCCGACCAACGCGCCGGCACCGGAGACAACATCGTAGGGCGCGGCGAGAGTGATGGTCTCGCCCTCTTGCACATAGTTTTTTGCCATGATATTTCCTCGCTTGGTCAGTGATTGACCGCCGTCACCAGCGGCCGTCCGGTTGGTAGATCAGGAGCCGACGCTGGCGTACCCGCCGCGGTAGTCGATCACGCCGACACCGTAGTCGAGCCGAACCCGCATCCGCGCGCCGTCGACATCGAAGCCGTCTTCGGAACGCACTTCCGGCTGCTGGTTGCCGTCGAGGAACACGACCTCGATCACCGGCGCGATGCTCGGGTCGGCGAACACGTACCAGCCGTTCCAGGTGATCCGCGGTGTGTCGACGATGTCGCGGAACATGTTGGCGACCATGTTGGGCCGATTGAGCTTGTTGGCCGTGTCCGGGTCGTACTGCGCCGCGTTGATGACTCGCATCGTTCCGCCGAGAGACAGCGGCCCGAGCCAGATGACCGGACGCAGGTCCAGGTAGTCGTTCTGGCTAACGTCCTTTTGCGAAGCCATCGCCTGCCGGGCGGCATCGATCAGCAGCACCGTCGGCGCCGCGTAGGCCGCCCGGTTAGCGTGGCCGCCCGCCGTGGTGATCACCGTCGAGTTGAACAGGATGCCGGTGTCGGTCATCGTCGGGCCGGCGCCGGAGTTCCCGGCGAGCACGGCGTAGACGTCGACCTCGATCGTGCGCCGCGCCGCGCGCCCCATGTCGGCGGACATCCCGACGAACGCGCCGAGGTCGTCGTTGACCACCATCTGCCGTGAAAGGTTGATGATGAAACCCTTGGTCGCCGCAGCGATGCTCGCCTTCTCGGCGTCGGGAATCGCCTTGTTCTTGAACTCGCCGAGTTCGTTGACGCTCAGCATGTTGCCGAGCGACCCGAGCCGGTAGCGGTTGTGCGCGCGGAAGTCCGACACGCTGCCCACGGCGCAGAATCGCGACCAGGTGTCCGGCGCCGTCGCATACGCCGCCTGCAGCGTCTTGTTCATCGTGTTTTCCAGCACGACCGGGAAGTCGCTGGTGCTCTGCGTGAACCCAGACGCGACGATGTCCATTTGCCCCAGGCCGCGGGTGTTGAAGTTGATGCGCTCCAGCGACGCCCGCGCCAGGTCGAGCAGCTTGTGCCCGCGGTACGGGTTCTGCCCGATCTTGGCGACGACCTCCTTCGAGGCCACGCCAGCGCGGACCATGATGCTGTCGGTGGCCGCTTCGATGAACTTATCGCGCTCGCTGACGCCCATCTCGACGCGGTGCGCCGCCGGGTTGGCCGGCGTCGAATCCTTGCCGAGCGCGGTCAGCAGCTGCGCGCGGGCGGCTTCGACGGTGATGGCGGGGTCGAGCAGCACCGTGTCGTAGACAGCGCGAATGCCGTCACGCGCCATGAACGGAGCGAAGGCTGCGCGGATCTCCTCGTTCTGCTCGCGCGTGCGGCCGTTGGTCGGCACGACGACCAGGGCCGGCGCGGTTGCGGGTTGCGGTGCTACGAGCGGCAGCGCCGCTTGGGGTTCGGGCTGCGCGGGCGGAATGACCGTTGCCGCCGGGTTGGACATGGCATCCATATCGGAACTCCTTGAGAATGCGGCGGCTGCCGCGGGAACACTGCGATAGCGATCGAGGCTGAACTGCGCCGCGATCTTTATCGGAGCGGAAACTTCGTCGGCAAAGCCGGCGGCTCGTGCCTCGGCTGCCGTGTACCAGTGATCGGTGCCGTCGGTGAGCAGGGCGAGCATCTCGCTCCCCGGCTTGCCGGTCTTCTGCGCGTATGACGGCGCCATCGCCTGGGCATACTTGTCCAGAATGTCGGCCATCTCGCGCATGGTCGTCGCGTTGCCGGCGGCCATCGCTGCCGGGCCGTGGATCATCAGCAGCGCGTTTTCCGCCATCGTCATGGTCTCGCCCGCCATCGCGATCAGCGAGGCAATCGAGATCGCGACCCCTTCGACGTGCGTGTTCACGGTGGCCGGGTGCCGGCGCAGCGCGTTGTAGATCGCGATGCCATCCGAGACGCTGCCGCCGTAGCTGTTGATCCGGACATTGATCGTCTCGGCGTCCACCGTCTGCAGATCCTTGACGAACTTCGCCGCCTCGACCGCGCTCTCGTCCCACCAAGAGGCCCCAATGTCGCCGAAGATGAAAACGTCGACGGCGTCCTGCTTGCCCTTGGCTTTGATGATCTTGAACGGTGATTTCATGGTTTCCTCTTAGCCTGCGGCACCACGGCCGGATCAGCAGCGGGTGCCGGCATGTTGCCGTTCTGGGTGAGGTCGGCTGTCAGGCCCGCGTCGGCGATCTGCCGGCGCCAGCGCGCCTCCTGCACGATCACGTCGCGCGGGTTGCCGCCACGCTTGCGGATGATCTCGGGGCCGCTGGTATAGAGCGCCGCTTCGGAGCCGCGAAATGCCTCCATTTCCTTCGCCGGGTCGATCCACGGCATGGACGGCCCTATGTAGATCGCGTCGTCGACGCTGGCCGGAACGATGCCGCGCGGCACCTTGAGTGCGCCAGCGGCGATCGCTGTGGCGACAAAGGCCTCGTACACCGGGCGCACGATGGCGGCGGTGAACTCCGCTTGCAGCGTGGCGTAGGCGGACCAACTCTCTACCAGCTCTTGGCGCTGCGCGCTGTAGGTGCCGTCGTAGCTCTTGGCGATCGACGAGTAGGCGGTGCCGGTGCCGCTGGCCGCGCCCCGCATCTGCCCCTGGCGGAACATCAGCAGATTCGGGTTCGGCCGCTTGGTGTCAATGGTGCCGATGTCCTCGCCCGGGCGCAGGTCGTCGAAGACCATGCCCGGTCGGAACTTGATGTCGCGCATGCCCTCGGCCGTGCCGGTGGCCGAACCCGTGTCCGGCTCGTACTGGTCCGGCAGGCCTTTCTTGATGTAGGCGGCCATGCTTGCGGCCACCTTCGCCGCGATCCGCTCCGACTCCTCGTAGTCCTTCAGGTCGTCGAGCCGCTGCAGGACGGTGGCGAACACCGACACGCCGCGCAATTGCCTGATGCGGTCGATCATCTTGGCGTGCAGCATTCGATCCGCCGGGATCCGCTTCATCTGCGAGCTGATGATGGCGTTACCACTGGTCAGGATGTCGCCGGGAGGGGCGAGCAGCGTCCAGTACGCGCGCGGGCGGCCCCAAACGTTGATCTCGATGCCCTGCGCGATGGACGGCGCCAGCGAGTAGCCGAGCGGCACCAAATCGCATTCGATCAACTCCAGCGACAGCGGAACCGTCGTCCCGTGGTCGAGCAGCGGCACCGTGCCGGCGAGGACTTGGCCAAATACCTCGCCATCGCGGAACCACGAACGGGCCAGCAGGCGCTGCGCGGACGGCCAGTCGTGCTGCCAGGTGACCTCGGGGCGCATGCCCCAGTCTTTCCAAAGGTCGAGCAACTGCTCGGCGAACGCGTCGTCGATCTCGCCGTCGGCGTTGCGCGGCTGCGGCTCGCACATGATCCCGGTCGGACCGATGGTCTTGAGCACCAGGTCGGACAGGATGCCGCGGGCGAGGTCGTGGTTCTGCTCGAGGTAGCGCGCCTGCTCCCGCAGGTTCGTCCCGGCGCGACCGACGGCCAGGTTGCCGGTGCCCGGCGCGACGCGGCCCTTGCGCAGGCGCGACGGCGTGGCGGCGTCGTAGTAGGCGAGGATCGAGCGCGAGTGCGCGCGCCGCACCGCGGCCGCCGGCGCCAGCCAGCCGATCAGGCGGTCGAGCGCGTTGGCTTCAGTCATCGCGGAAGTCCGCCAGTTGGTAGCGCGGTGCAGCTCGCGTGGGCGTCGCTTGCGAAGCGAGCAGCGATGCGATCGCGTTGCGCCTGGTCAGCATGTCTTCGGCGCTCTGGTAGGTGATCGTCTTCTCGCCGTCGCGGATCGTGAGCACGCCCTTGGCGATCGCTGCGTCGAGCGCGTCGAGCTGGGTCTGGGTGACGGCCATCACAGATTCCAGTCGGCCGAGCCGAAGCCGTCGCGGGCGCCAGAAGCAGGAACCCGGCGCGGGGCCGGGTTCGGGGCTGGTTCGGGTGGCTGCATCGGCGCGCTCGGCGGCGCCTCGCCCCACGGCTTCAGGCGCGAGCGCAGCGCCGCCCAGTTGGCGCGCTTCAGACCCGCGTAGCAGGCCGCGGCGTAGGCGTAGACGAAGCAGTCGAGCGGCTCGTTGCGTGCCGCCTTGTCCTTCACCCAGATCCGGTGCGGGATCCCGTTGCGGAACTTGGTGATCAGGCGCTCGGAGGACAGCCCCTCGTAGTACGTCGTCGGCAGCGTCGCCGGGAAGTGGATGAAGCCTTCCTCGCGCAGCCGCGCCATCAAAATGCCCTTGATGGTGTCGGAGCCCACCGGCCACAGCTCGGCGCCGCGGGGAATGGCGATGCCGCGCACGTTGACGTCGACCTTGCTCGGCCGCCCGATCGGCGGCTTGCCGGGCTGCGACTGGCCCTTGATGGCGAGCACGCTGCGCCGCCGGCGCTGACGGCAGTAGTCGAGCACGAAGCCGGTCGTGGCGCCGTCGCCGGCATCGAACGCGGAGGCGAGGATGGGCAGCGCCACGTCGTCGGCCCGGCGCACCTGGCGCGCCAGCAGGTCGTCCACCGCAGCCCACAGCCGCGCGTCGGTCGGCGCGCCGAAGATGACCTCGTGCGCCACCGCCCACGTCTCCTCGCCCGGGCCGTAGGCATAGACGCCGAGCTCGATCCGATCGTGCTGCACGTCGGCGCCGACGGTGGCGAACACCGCCGCCGCGGGCGCGGTCCAGGTCTCGTAGTCCTCGGCCCGCGCCGCCAACGTGTCCGCGATCAGGCGCTCCCCCGACGGGTCTTCCCATGTCTCGCCGAGCGAGGTGTTGACCCACACCTTGAGCAGGTCCGGGTATGGCTTGGCCGCCAGGAAGTCGGTGACGATCTCGGACAGCTTGCGCCACGGGCTGTAGGCCTCCCAAACATGGAAACCGGCGATGCCCTTGCTGGGAGCCGTCGCCCGCCACTCGCCGGCGCGGATCATGCCTACCCGGTCGCCGTCGGTCAGCGCCGCATCGCAGTGGGCGCAGGCGTAGAACGCCTCGTCCGGCCGCCCTTCCGGCCACTTCACTCGCTTCCACTGCAGCACCTGGAAGGTCTGGCAGTGCGGGCAGGGCACGAAGAAGCGGCGCTGGTCGGAGGATGCGAAGCCGATCTCCACCCGCGATGCGCCCTTGACCGTCGGCGTGGATCCGGCGAGGAAGCGCCGATTCCAGAACGTCGCCGAGCGCTTCTGCGCCAGCTTGATCGGGTCGCCCTCGGTGCCGGCGGACACCGGATAGCGGTCGACCTCGTCGCAGAGCACCACGCGCACCGGTCGCGAGGCCAGCGATGCCGGCGAATTGGCGCCCGCCATCGTGACGTGACCGCCCGGGAACTGCTTGTGCAGCATGGTGTTGCCGCTGTCGCGCGCGCGGGCATCCTTGACCAAGCCGCGCAGCGCTGGCGTGTCGCGCAGCATTGGCGCGAAGCGGTCCTTGCTCCACGCTTCCGCCATGTCGAGCGTCGGCTGGATCAACAGCATCGGCGACGGATCCTGATCAATGAAGTAGCCGACCGCGTTGCCGAGGATTTCCGTCCACCCGATCTGCGCCGACTTCATCACCCAGATCTCGCGCACCGCCGGGTCGCCGATGGCGTCCATCATCCCGCGCTGGTACTCAGCCGTCGCCGTCTGCCACTTTCCGGGCTCGGCGCTTGACTCGCGGGACAGCATCCGGTGCCGATCCGCCCACTCGCTTACCGACAGGCGCGGCGGCGGCTTCCAGATGACCCTCGTGCGCCTGTCGACGCGCTCGAGTACGCTCTGGGAGTCCATCGCCTGCAAGCTCATTCAGCGCCTCGTAGACCGTTTCCTGCGCCAGCGCCTGCACGTCGGCCACTTTGCCCGGCGGCGCGACGCGGGTCGCCACTTTCGACGCCCAGGAGAGCAACCGCGAGCGCGCGGCCGCGTACTTTTCGCCCCATGCCGTCGCTACCTCGTCCGCCCGCACCAGTTCGCCCGAAAACTCGGCGACTTCGAGCTCGGTCTTGTCGGCCTGCGCCTTGGTGAGCCGCGTTCGCTCGGCCTGAAAGCTGTCGCCACGCTTGCGCTCGTCGAGCCAGCGGGCGAATTCAGCGAGCGGGAACTTGGCATCGACCGGCTGCGGCGCCTCCTGGTCGCGGACGAGCTGGTAGAGCCGCCGGACAGTGACGCCGACCAGGATGGAAGCCTGCTCATAGGTCAGCGGCGCGGCCAATTGACTGAAATCAAAGGTGTTTTGGCGCTAGTCCTAGATCGCGCTCCCTGGACC